CTTAAATCTGCTAGAAGGTCCCTTAATATATTATTTCAAGAATGGGGTAATAGAGGTATTCATTATTGGGAAATAGGAGATACTAATTTAGATTTAATCGAAGGACAATCAGATTATGATTTTTTTAGAGCAAGTGGTGATGGAACCTCAGCAACAACTACAGCCCCAGCTAGTGTATTTGGAATATCCGATGTTCTTGAAGCACAGTTAAGATCTAATAGAACTCAAACAACACAATCAGATAGTCCGATGACAAAAGTAGATAGATCTACCTATGCAGGGTTTTCTAATAAATTATCTAAAGGAACACCTAATCAATATTGGGTAGAAAGATTTATTGATAAAGTTAGAATACATATATATCCAACACCTGATTCAACAAACGCATCTAAAGATATGCATTTCTTTTTTATAAAAAGAATACAGGATGTTGGAGATTATACAAATGCAACTGATGTACCGTTTAGATTTGTCCCCTGTATGGTGTCAGGACTTGCATATTATCTAGCACAAAAATATCAACCGCAACTTATTCAGGCTACAAAATTAGCTTATGAAGATGAGTTTGCAAGAGCATTAGCAGAGGATGGGTCAGCTTCAAGTACATACATTACACCTAAAGCTTATTACCCAGGAACATAATGGCAAAGTACGCAACAGGAAAAAATGCAAAAGCAATATCAGATAGATCTGGTTTAGAATTTCCATTTATAGAAATGGTTAGAGAATGGAATGGATCTTTTGTGCATGTATCTGAATTTGAACCAAAGCAACCACAGCTTGAACCAAAACCTATGAATGGTGATGCAATATCTTTACGTAATGTTAGACCAGATAGAACAGAAAATGCTGTTCCATATTCTATTCCGGAAAATGGTTTTGAAACTTATGAATCAGGATCAGGTGTTATAAATGTTACAGCACCAGGACATGGTTTAACAAATGGAACAACTTATAGATTTAGAGGTGCACCTGTAGCTACAACTGTAGCAGGTGGAACTTTTCAATATAATAATCCAGCAGACTTTGATGGTATTACAGGTGCTAATATTGCAAAAGCAGCTGGATATGCAATAACGACTGGAATATTTAGAAGTGGTGCAAGAATTAGCACAGATTATGCAGTAGCAAATTTCTTCTTCTTTACAGTTGATACTGATACTGCTACAATTGGTGGAGTTAAAGGAGGAGGAATTGGTTGTTCTGTTGGACCAATTACATTAAGCGCATGATTAAAAAATTTTTAAATTGGATAAAAAATATATTTAAACCTGTAAGACAAAACGAAGTTGAACAAAAAGGATTTCCAATAATAAACGAAACTGCAAAACAAAAAAAGATACGTTTAAAACATAAAGGAGAATCTAAATAATGGCTGGGTTAAGTTATACAACTTTAGTTACACAAATTAGAAATTATACAGAAACAGATTCTAATGTTTTAACTACAGATATTTTAGAAAATATTATTCTTAACGCACAAGCTAGAATATTTAGAGATGTTCCTATTGATGCAGATAGAGTTCAACAAACAGGTTCCTTAGTTGCAGGGCAAGATCAAGTAAATGCTCCAGGAGGAGCTTTGTTTATAAGAAGTATACAAGTATATGATTCAACATCAGCTGTAACTGGCGCTAATAGTTATTTAGAAAAAAAAGATTACACATATTTACAGCAATATGTTTCCTCTACAGAATCGGCAAAAAGAGGTAAACCAAAATATTATGCTATGTATGGAGGGGCAACAGGAGAATCTGACACTACTTCAGGGCGTATTACTTTAGCACCAACTCCAGATCAAGCATATAAATTTAGAGTTCATTTTAATAAAAGACCTGCTACTTTAGAATCTGGTAATCAAACTAATTATATAAGCTTAAACTTTCCAAATGGTCTATTATATTGCTGTTTATCAGAAACATATGGTTTTTTAAAAGGCCCCATAGATATGTTGACTTTATACGAAAATAAATATAAACAAGAAGTACAAAAGTTTGCTAACGAACAAGTTGGTAGAAGACGAAGAGATGACTACACAGATGGTGCTATTCGTATTCCAATAACTTCAGCAAACCCATAGGAGAAAAATTATGGCAATAACATCGGCAGTATGTACAAGTTTTAAAGTAGAACTTTTAAAAGGAGTTCATAACTTTACAGCAACAACAGGTAATACTTTTAAAATTGCATTATTTACAAGTGATGCAACTTTAGGAGCTTCAACAACAGCTTATTCAACTTCAAATGAAATTACTAATTCATCTGGAACTGCTTACACAGCAGGCGGAGCAACTCTTACGAGTGTAACTCCGGTAGCATCAAGTACAACTGCGGTATGTGATTTTGCAGATGTAAGTTATACTTCAGCAACTTTTACAGCTAATGGATGTTTAATATATAATGATTCAGCTTCAGGAGACCCTGCATGTGTGTCCGTTGCATTTGGTGGAGATAAAACTGTAACTAGCGGAACATTTACGATTCAATTCCCAACAGCAGACGCTACAAACGCAATCATACGATTAGCCTAAAGGAGTAACGACGTATGTCCGTTACTAGAACCTACACAGTAACGGTGGTCAGCACCGGTGGTGGTAATAAATATTTTATAGATGGAGTACAACAAGATACTTTAACTTTAGTTGAAGGTGGAACTTTTAAATTTGATCAATCTGATAGTTCCAATGATCTTCATCCTCTTAGATTTTCTACAACAAGCGATGGTACACACTCAGGCGGAAGTGAATATACTACTGGAGTTACGACCAGTGGAACACCAGGACAATCTGGAGCTTATACACAAATTGAAGTTGCTTCAAGTGCACCAACTTTATATTATTATTGTAGTAATCACAGTGGAATGGGAGGACAAGCAAATACTGTTGATGAAGATGTATGGGGAGCAGGCAATTGGAGTGCTAATCTTTGGGGAATAAGTTCTGCTTTTACCGTTGGCTGGGGTGCAAAAGCTTGGAATGATGGTGAATGGAGTCAACTTTCTGATGAAACACTTACACTTACAGCACCTAGTGCAATAACTTCATCTGTTGGATCTGTTGAAGCTTTTCCTTTACAAGGTTGGGGTTCAGATTCATGGGGAGACGAAAACTGGGGAGAGTCTTCATTAGATGTAGAATTAACAGCACCTGATGCAATTACATCTAAAGTTAGTGTTGGTTCTGCTTGGGGTGATGATACTTGGGGAGAAGAACAAGGTTGGGGACAATTTGTTTTAAACCCTGCAGATGTCATGGGAGTTTCAGGACAAGTTTCTACTTCTGGTGTTGGTTCTGTTTCATTCACAATAGATTCTACTTTTACATTAACTGGTGTAAGTGCAACTTTATCTGTTGGATCAATAGACCCTACTCAAGAAATTGTAGGATTAACAGGACAAGCAACAACATCTGCTGTTGGAAGTATTTCTCCAGCTGATGTTGTAGGAATCTCTGGTGTATCTGCTACTAGTGCATCCGGTAGTATAAGTATTAATTCAAGTCCAGTTATTATTCCTACTGGTCAAGCAATAACTTCATCTGTAGGATCAATAGATCCTTTAGCAATTGTTCAAGGTTTAACTGGTCAAGCAATAACTTCATCTGTAGGATCATTATTACCAGCAGATGTAATAGGATTAACAGGTGTTTCTGCAACAGCTTCAGTAGCTACATTTGGATCATCAACAGGCTTTGGAATTCAAGCATATCAAGCTGTTGACACAGGTTCAAATATTTCGTATTCTAATGTTGCAACAGGAACAGATATAACATATAGTGACGTCGCATAGGAGATAAAATTATGGCATCTACATACACAGGACTAGGGGTAGAATTACAAGCAACAGGTGAAAACGCTGGAACTTGGGGAACAAAAACTAATACAAATTTACAAATCATAGAACAAATTTCAGGTGGCTTTACACAACAAGCTGTATCAGATTCAGGTGATACAGATCTTTCAGTAACAGATGGTGGAACTGGTGCAACTCTTGCACACAGAATGATAGAATTTACAGGATCATTAACCGCTGGAAGAAATGTAACTATACCTATCGATGTTCAAACTTTTTACTTTTTAAAAAATTCTACAAGTGGATCACAAAACGTAACATTTAAATACGTTTCAGGATCCGGTAATAGTGTAGCTGTTGCTCCTTCGTCTACTAAAGTTGTATTTGCTACAGCAAATGATGGTACAAATCCTGACATACTTGAGTTACCAGCTGGAGATGTAACACTAACAGGCACAGAAACTTTAACAAACAAAACTTTAACTAGTCCTAAAATTGGTACTTCTGTTTTAGATACTAATGGAAACGAGTTAGCTTTACTTACAGCTACAAGTTCAGCTGTTAACGAATTTACAATTGCAAATGCTGCTACAGGAAATGATCCAACATTATCAGCAACTGGTGGTGATACAAATATTGATATAGCCATTAAGCCAAAAGGGTCAGGAGAAACTGTATTTGGATCAGGTGCAGGAAATGCCACTCTAACTACAAGTGGAGCACATGATTTAATATTAGATACTAACTCAGGAACAAACTCTGGAACTATTACAATTACAGATGCAGCTAACGGAGATATAACTATTGCCCCTAATGGAACTGGACAAGCTAAAGCAGTGGATGCTGCTGATGCTACAGGTGCAATTAAAATTGCTGGAAAAGAAACTATATGGGTTCCAGCAGTTGCTATGTATCCTAATACAACAGGTGGTGCAGAAGCAAATCAAGTAGAATTATCAAATGGTCCAGAAATTAAAGTATTAGATTTTGACAAAGACTCTGATGAGTTTGCACAATTTGCTGTTGCCTTTCCTAAATCATGGAATGCAGGCACAGTAACTTTTCAAGCATTTTTTACAGCTACTTCAACAGACACAGGAACTACAGCATGGGGATTGTCTGGCGTAGCTTTAGCGGATAACGGAGATTTAAATACAGCATTTGGAACACAAGTCGTTGCAACAGCAAAAGCACACAGTGGGACATCAAATGATTTAGATGTCGCTGCTGAAAGTGGAGCAGTGACAATAGCAGGATCACCTGGTGCGGATGAATATGTTTTTTTTCAAGTGTCAAGAGACGTTTCAGCAGATGATTTAAATGCTGACGCAAGATTACTTGGAATTAAATTATTCTTCACAACTAGTGCTGCTAACGACGCATAAGGGTAAAGAATATGAAAAAAATAGAACCAACACTTACTGCTGGTAAGAACACTAAAAATATTACAAGAAGAAAAGGCAAAACAGGATTTGGAACAAACATATTAGGGTTTGGTTCAGGTGGAGTGTCTTTTACAGCTTTTCAAGCTACATATTTAGTAATCGCTGGAGGCGGTGGCGGAATGTGTGGACAAGGAGCGGCTGGAGGTGGCGGAGGAGCTGGAGGATACAGAGCCTCTTTTAACTGTGAAGCCTCTGGAGGAGGTGGTTCTTCAGAAAGTGCTATTGAATTTGCTGAAGCAGGAGCTTTTACAATTACTGTTGGTGCTGGAGGAGATGGAGGAGAAAGTGGAGGACAAGGCGAACAAGGCGGTGACTCTGTTTTAAATTATTCTCCAACTGCAACAATTACATCAGCGGGTGGTGGAAGAGGCGGAGGAGATGGAAATCCAGGTGGATCTGGAGGAGCTGGTGACTATAACGCTCGAACACCAGGAAATTTTGAAGGAACAGCTAACCAAGGCAGAGACGCTGGTCAAGGATCAGGTTTAACATCACCAACATTTAACGTATCAAGTGGCGGAGGTGGAGGAGCTTCTGGCGGAGGTTCAAATGCAGGAGCAGGCTCGGGAGGAGCAGGCGGTGGCGGAGTAGCCTCAACAATTTCAGGAACTTCTGTAACACGAGGAGGAGGCGGAGGCGGCTCTTCTAGAAATACTCAAGGAAGTGGTGGATCCGGAGGTGGCGGAAGTGCTACTAAAACTAACACAACTCCAGGGAGTGGAGGAAATGGAACAGTTAACACAGGAGGTGGAGGCGGTTCAAATAATCAAAACCCAGGCAGTGGAGGAGCATCAGGAAATGGTGGCTCAGGTGTCGTATTTATTAGAGTACCAGCTTGTGCTTCAGTCGCTGTGGCTCCAGGAACCAATACTTTAGCTAGTGCACCAGGTTGTACACAATTAGCAACTTTTACAGTAACAGGGACTTTAACGGTAAGTTAATATGGCACATTTTGCAAAACTTGATGAAAATAACATTGTTGTAAATGTAATTGTAGTTGATAATAATATAGAAACTGCAGCGGGTCCATTAGGTGAAAACGACATGCATGTAGATGGAGAAATTTGGTGTAAAACTGTATTAGGTGGCACAGATAATACTTGGAAACAAACATCTTATAACGGTAATTTTAGAGGTAAATATGCAGGCAGAGGAGACACGTATGATCCTGTAAAAGATAAATTTATAGAGGCACAACGTTATCCTTCTTGGACTTTAGATTCTAATGATAAATGGCAAGCACCAGTTGCATACCCTTCAACAACAACTTTTACAGATAATAGTGAGACTTTTGAATATACTATTGATTGGGATGAAGACAATACTAGGTGGATTGGTCATGATAATGCTCAATGGAATTATTGGAATCCAGACACTTCATCTTGGGTAGCTATTACTTAATATTGACATTTTAGCATTATTTGATACTTTGTTAAAAGAGAAAGATCATGCAGTTAAACAATTATTACTACTATTTTAAATCAGCCATTCCAAATCGTATTTGTGATGACATTGTAAAGTATGGTAAGCAGCTTCAAGAACAAACAGCGGTAACTGGAGAGTTTAGTGATAAAACACTAAATCAAAAACAAATTAAAGATTTAAAAAAAACAAGAAACTCTAACATTGTTTGGATGAATGATCGATGGATTTACAAAGAAATTCAACCTTATGTTCATCAAGCAAATAAAAATGCAGGATGGAATTTTCAATGGGACTGGTCTGAGTCTTGTCAATTTACAAAATATAAAAAAGGTCAATTTTATGATTGGCATCGAGACGGTTGGAATGAAGCTTACATAAGAAATAATAAAAATGATCCTTCAAATGGTAAAATTAGAAAACTTTCAGTGACTGTTTCTTTATCAGACCCTAAAGAATACAAAGGAGGAGAACTAGAATTTGATTATAAAAATTCAAATCCGAATCAAAAAAATAAATTAATTAAATGTACCGAAATACTTCCCAAAGGATCTTTAGTTGTATTTCCTAGTTTTGTTTGGCATAGAGTATGTCCTGTTAAAAGTGGAGAAAGGTATAGTTTAGTAGTATGGAATTTAGGGTGGCCATTTAAATGAAAGAAAAACTAACATACCATTATTTTTATTCTGGTCCTTTAGTATTTAAAACAAAGATAAAAGACAAAGATTTAAAAGCTATGTACAAATTATGTAATAAAAAGAAAGATGTTTCAAAAACATTAGCTGGAATTGTTTCTGGAGAATACAAAATTGACTCAATACAATATCAAAAAATAATGCAAAAATATTTAAACCTTTTTGAACTAGCTTATTTTGATTGGTACCAAGATAAATTATCTAATAAAATAAAAGTTAAATCTAGTTGGGTTAATTACATGAAACCTGGAGATTGTAATCCAACACATGTCCATACTAATTGTAATTTTTCTTCTGTCTTATTTATAAAAATTCCTAAAAATTTAAATCAAGAAATTTCACAATGTAAAGGTAATAAATCTATGCCTGGAGGTTTAACTTTTGATTTACATTCAGCAATGGAGTATCATATTTTTAGTAAAACTTTTGAACCACATATTGGAGATTTTTATATGTTTCCTTACAATGTTAAACATTCTGTTAATAGTTTTAAATCTAAAGGAGAAAGGATTAGTATAGCAGCTAATTTTTTATAATGAAAACATTTCCCAAAATTTTAGACATAGGTAATTATTTTAGTTGTCCCATATGGTCAGCGTATGAACCAAGTTACTTAAAAATTTTAAACAAAGCATCAGAACCATATTTAAAAAAATCTAAAAAAATTAATAAGTCTACTATAGATAAACGTAATAAAACCTTTGGTAATAAAGGAGACATGGGTTTTGTATTTCATTCTACAAGTTTAATTAATGATAAAAAATTTAAAGAATTGCAAAAATATATTATTGGTACTTCACATAATTTGTTAGACGAAATGGGATTTGATTTAAATAATTTTAAAGTTTTTTTAACAGAAATGTGGGTTCAAGAATTTGCAAAAAATGGTGCAGGTTATCATGATACACATACTCATTGGAATGGACATATGTCAGGTTTTTATTTTTTAAAATGTAGTGAAAAAACTTCGTTTCCTTTATTTGAAGATCCAAGACCGGGAAATGTTATGAATCTTTTACCAGAAAAAGATAAATCAAAAATTACTTATGCAACATCACAAATTAAATATCAACCAAAACCAGGAACTTTTATATTTTTTCCATCTTACATGCCACATCAATTTGTTATGGATTTAGGATATGCTCCCTTTAGATTTATACATTGGAATTGTCAAGCTATTCCAAAAGGAGCTTTAAGTGAAATTTAAAAAAATATTTGTGCAGGATAATTTTTTAAGTAAAATAGAATGTAAAAAATTAATACAGTTTTATAACTCTAAACCTTTTTCTGAAAATTTTAATGGAACTTATCCGTTAAATTTAAAACACTCAGAACATAATAAACTTTATAAAAAAATTAATACTATTTCACGTATGTTAAATAAATCTATCATAGACTGGTTTCAAATAGTAAAATGGCCAATGTCTCATTCTGGAAAAAATTTACATTTTGATGGTGCTAGTTTGCAAACTACTTTAAGTAGTATTATTTACTTAAATAATACTTATGATGGGGGACACACCTATTTTGAAGACGGCACTAGTTTTGCTCCTGTGACAGGTAGAGTAATTTTTTTTGATGGAAATTATTATAAACATGGAGTATCTTCAGTAAAAAACAATGACAGATATACAGTAGCATCTTGGTTTAAAAATGAACTTTAAAAAAAATAAATACACAGTTTTAAAAAAAGCTATTTCTTCTGAGCTAGCAGATTTTGTTTATAAATATTTTTTAAACAAACGAGAGGTTGCAGCATTTTTATTTGATCAAAAATACATTTCACCATTCACAGAGTATTGGGGTATATGGCATGATCCACAAGTGCCAAATACATATTCTCATTATTCAGATGTTGTAATGGAAACTTTATTACAAGAAGTAAAACCTGTGATGGAAAAACATACTAAATTAAAATT